GCCTGCAAAAGAATCTCAGACGCGCCACGAAGGATCGCAGGAGGAACCCGCTCGAAGCCAACCTCAGCGGTCATCTGCCAGACCCCGCGAGGCCCACCCGAAACGAGACCCTGAGGTGAAACCCGCACACCCGAAACGTCAACATCAGCACCGGAAGCGTCAACACCCGAAATGACCCCTAGAACATTTGTGCGAATAACGCCTGATGCCGGAACAGTGAACTTCAAAATCCGCTGCTCAACCCAGTTGTCAACGTACCCTTCAACGACCGCATCGACAGCCTCACAAAACTCAGTGATAAGCAGATCACGCGCCGGGTCTGCGTCTTTGATTGAAAGGACGGCTCTAGCCTGCTCGAGCGTCAAAATCGCCATAATGCCACCCTCCTGGGGGAGCGGGGCTGCCAGCCGATTAGCTGGCAGCCCCACCTATTCACTTATCTAGTTCGACGTATCCGACGGCCAAATACTGCGCAGCCTCATCAGCTGGCAACTCCATGACTTCGCCAATCGCCGGCCAAAGCTGGCCGTTCCGACTTCCAGATACCTCGACGCGGACAATAACCTTCACGACCGGCGTCGCCTTCGAGGACTTTGGCGAGACGGGCGCTGCGGTCTCCACCTCGCCCCCCGGCTCAGCCTTACGCTTGGCAGCCATCAGGATGCGCCGCCAACGAACGCCTTCACAGCGCCAGTGTCAACGAGGTTTCCGTCAGCACGGAGCACGCCACGGAATGCGACCTGATCCGTCCCGAACAGCGCGTGGTCGGAACGCTCGACACGAACCGAGCCGACTAGACGCACCCAGTAGCGGCTGAAGTCACCGTAGAACACGGACTTCGCACCGAGGCCAGTGGCCGCGATGAACGGATCACGGAACACCGGAGCACCAAGCAGCGTGCCGGGAGCGCCAGTTTGACCGTTCGGCTCCCACAGGTACCGGTTCTGTGAATCCTTCAACTTACGGATCGCGCTCATCGCCGAGTTCGACAAAACCCACGAGGCGTTCGGCTGGTACGGAGCCAAAACCGACTCCTGCAGGTCAATCAGGTTATCGAACGAGGGGACGCCAGCAACACCGGTAGTGCCGGTTACGCCCGTGGTCGCGGCCGCAGCGATACCGGTCGGCTCGGTCGTACCAACACCAACAGCCAACTTTTGACCGAGGAGGACAGCGATGTTCTCACCGATCAGCCGCGAAGTCAGCGCCTCGATATCGAGCAGCGAATCGTCAACGAGCTCGCGGCTCACACCACGGTAGTCACCGTACTTGAACGCCTTGAAAGCAACCTGGTTGAAGCTCGGATCAGTACCCGTCAACTGGGTGCCTTCCGACTGGGCTGCAGCAGCACCTGCGGAGGACAGCCGAGGAACGATAACCTCGTCGCCCTTTTCGGTGACCAACTGGAAAGCGCCAGCAGCCACGATGCCAGAAAACTGACGCAACGGCTCGATCAGCTGCGCGAGATACGACTTACCCACCGTGTTGCCACCAGCGGCAGCAGTGCCGACCGAAAGTGCGCGGACTTCCTCAACGGTCGGGATAATGTCAGCAGCTCCGGTTTGACCGCGCAGGACTGAACGCAGCTGAGTGGCAACGTCGGCCTCATCGTCCTTGTCGCTGCGCTGATCGTTCGCCAAAGCGACGAGGCGATCCTCAATCGACTGCTGGGCCAGCATGGCGTTGATCCGCTGGTCGTAACTGTTGTAAGCGCCTTCGAGGCGTTCGTACTTCTCTGCCTCTTCGGCTGTGAAGTCTCGCTCGTTTGCAATGTCGGCCAAAGGCTTACCTTCGACCTCCCAAGCGTTCCGCTGCTCTTCTGCAAGTCGGCGGATGTTTTCACGAAGCGTAGTCATCGTGATCCTTTCTCCCGCGACAGGGCGCGGCCTTTGTTTGCCCGAGCGCGTCGGCTCGTGCTTCCGGTGTCCGCGCTCTGCGAATCCGGAGGATTTAGCGATGCGCGAACCGCATCAAGATCAAACGAACGCTGCATCTCAGCAGACGAACCGTAGTAGGCGGGGTCAGCGACCGGCGCAACATCAGCAAGTGACGCATTCAGCACGCGGCGAATCAGGCGGCCGTCCTCATCCTCGCGCCAAGTGACACCATCGGGCAGTACACGAAACGCAAACGACGAATACCGGATATCGCCGCGAGCAGCCAACGCCGCCAAATCACGCGCATAAGACGTGTCCGGCAAGTCAATCTCATACCGGACACCCGTCTCATCAAGAAACAAGCGCAAAGTGTCAGCATCCGTCGTCCCCAACAGCAGATTGTTGTCGTGGTTCGTGCGCCCAAGGACACGCCCATGCAACGACTCATCCAACCGCCCGTCAACCGGCTCACCAAACGCAGACGGCGCGATCTCCTCAAACCATCCACCAAGATCACGCGAAAGCGAATCAAACACCGCCGCATAACCAGAAATCACGCCAACACCGCCACCATCAGCGGCTGCACGGAACTCCAACACGTCCTCAAAAACGCGCCGCTCCAAAGTACTCATCTCAATCCTTCCCACCCTCAGGCGCAATCGCCTTAGTTTTCGACGTGTCAAACCACGCCTGCCACTGCTCGATCTCCGAATCAGACAACGGTGGCCGATCCTCACGCGCACGCGCCTCGTTCAGCGTCAAGGTGCCGTTATTGAGTTCCTCAGTGGTCGAACGCACACGCTCGAAGGTGTTCGGGCGCGCCATAGCATCAAGGTTGAACTTCATGACCTCATCAGCGGCCAACAGTTCACCAATTGCCGTTTCAACCCTTACAGCCCACGGAAGAAGCGTCTGATTATTGAGCTTTCGCTGATTGCCTTCAACCGTCGAATAAGTCAGTGAATTGTCTGCAGTGCCGCCAACATCGCGCGGGTCGACGCGGTAAATTGCCGCGATCTGGTTAGCGGTCGCCTTGATCGCGTCCAGAAAACCAGACTCGCTCGGCGGGAGCGTGACCTGCTCCCACCGCCACTGCTTATCCATCACCAACGGTTCACCGGAGCGGAAAGATGCACGAGCGCGAGCCTTCGCCGTCGCCGACTGCTCGGCCGTCAGAGACCGATCCGTCGACAAAATACCAGACGGGACAGCGCGACCTTCAAACCAATCATCAGCGGTAACCAAAGCGTTGCGGCTCATCTCAAACTGCCGCTGAAATAAACCCACGGGTGATAAGCCGACGCAGGAACCTGGCACAACGTACGCCGGAATGTGCAGAATGTCTCCGCCAACCCGCCAATGCTGATGACGTTCGCGGCTCTTATCGATGATGTAATCCGGCAACACGCCCGACTCGTCAACTTCGACCTTCGACGGGTTCAGCCAGCGGATAGCGAGAATCTCACGCGAAGAAGGCTTCTTCGAGTCTCGGACAATCTGCCCGTAAGCGTTCCCGCGAAGCAACAGCGACGTGAGAGCCTGATATTTCCACGAAAACACGTCAACAGCCGGGTCCGGAGCCGACCACCAAGCTGGATCAGAGATAGGCCGCCGAACGCCGCCAACCTTCCTGTAAAAACCGGTTGGCGTCGCTGACAACTGATCGGCGATCATCGCCGTCGCCGAATAGACAGGAACGAGGCGAAGCGCCTTATCGCCTGCAACGTCCAACGTCTGCTCCCAGGCAGCCTCATAAGACGGGCCAAAAACGTCAGAGCCGGTGACCGAGCGCACCTCTTCGAGAGCTTCCGCTGCGTCAATGCCAAACATTCGAGTCAGCCAAGACACAAGCGACCCCCTTTCATGAGATGCCAGCCAGTGGATTTGAACCAACGACCGAAGTCACTGCGTACGCGGCGAAGGTCGCCGCTTCAAGCATCGAAATATCGCCCTTGCGGCGACCCCAAGCGAACCGGTCGCCAACTGGCCGGATCGTCGCCAGTATTACCGCGTCATCAAGTTCCGGCGTCCCTCCATGAAGAACACGCCCGTCAGAGACACGCTCCTTCAAATCGGCGCACGCCGCAGTCACGTCGTGAACATCGAAAATCAGCACATCTGCGCCTTCCTCCTCAAGCAGCGGAATCAGGTAGGCGGCTGGACCGCGACCATCGACCACAACCGGGACGCTGTACTCACGCGAAATGCGTGCCGCTTCGAGCGCAACCTCTCGCACCTTCCGCTTGCGCTCCACCGCAGCAATGTACGGGACACCCTCAACCATCGACGCCGCCGAAATCGAGGCCCAAGCCTGGTCGAACGCCACAGCCAACGAGATCGCCGCCGGCCGCTCAGGAATAACCGGAGAACCACAGCGATCCCAAGCTTCCAAGTCCCAAATGTGCGACGACGCATCAAACTCGTCCCAAATACCCAACGCCTCACGCCGCCAATCGGAATCATCGGGCAGGTTCTCGCGCATCCGCTCCATAGATTCGTGTGGAGTACGTAACGGATACGACGGATTAGCGCGCGCCCACTGCTTCACGTCATCCAATTTCGCGTCCGAATCCGCCGCGCACTCGACGTAAACCATGTCTTTCGACTTCCCCGAAAGTGCTTTTTTCCGCTTATTCGAAAACGCTTCGCCAGGATCAGACGGCCTAGGCGGCGTACCCATATACCAGACCAGTGCTCCGTGCTTATGCCGAGACTGATTCGCAGCCGGGATCATGTCCGAAAGCGCCTTCTCAGTGAGAATCTGCGCCTCGTCAAACACTTCCGCGTCAATCTCATCAAAACCACGACCAAAACCCTGAGACCGCGCACCAAACGAGATAACCGAGCCATTCCTGAACCGAATCTCCTGCTCACCGTTCGCCGTTCGAATCGACAGCACATGCGGCGCGATCTTCTTCCGCCGCACCATCGACTGCATGGACTGGAACGTCTTAGTTGACGTTCTGCCGTGATGAGCCGTCCAAACGACCTGCAGTTTCGCGAACTGCAGGCACAAAGCGATCATCACCGAGCCAACAAAAAACGTTTTGCCAACCTGGCGAGGAATCGACATGACCACACCACCGACAGTCGCCGCATACTTACCGTCTTTGCGTTTCCCGAACGCCACCGTGCCCAGACCGTCCTGCCAGCCGTCGAAGAACACACCGAACCCCGCGCAGGTCTCCCTAACCGCAGGCCAGCCCGTAGTCACGATGCCGGTCGGAATGACCAGCTCTTTCGCAACCTCAGACAGCCGAGGCGTCGAACTGCTCATCATCTACCGGGCCAGAATCCGCCGAAGGCTGCTCGGCTTCGCGCACGTCGATGATTTCAATCTCGCGCACAACCTCAGACAGCCGCTTCGTCAGTGAAGCCAAGTCACGAGCCGGAGTCTTAGGGTCAGCCACCGCGACCGCTATCCGTTGCCGCATCGCAATCAGCAGGTCACGAGTCGACCCCATCGCGGCGGCCTCATTAACAGACATGAAGCGCGTCGGGGAAGCGACCTCACCGTCAGCGACCGCTCGCAACGGAGTGTTCTTCTTCGCCGCTGAGCATTTCGAGCAGCTAGGGCGTAAACCGTCAGGCTTTCCGGCCATTTTCCAAAACTCGGTCACCGGCTTTACTTCGCGACAACGAGAGCATTTTTTCGTTTCAGGCATCAGGTCACCTCCGGGCCGTGTGAACAAAGGAAAAGGTGCGGAGAGAGTTTGCC